GCTTACCCTGGCCTTATTCCTCCTGATATTACTGAGCTTCCGAAGGAGCCCAAAGCACCAAAAAAAGCGAAAGTCCTTTCGGTAGATTCTTCTCAAGATTCATTGCAGTAAAGAAAAAAGAAGAACCACCAAAGGACATTGACCATTGGAAGTCTTATTATGATATTCCAAAGTACGAAGACTACTATACGTTCAAGATTCACAAAGAGTAATAGGTTGATTTTTATTTTAATGCCGCATATAATGAATATGCCTATAACTTCGGAAAGAAATTTATGTTATTGTATACTTCTACTAAATCCCAGGTAAAAGCCAAGGCTATGACTAAGGCAGAGAAAGCTGAATATAGTGCGTGGTGTAAATCGGTAGGAATTAACCCTGATCAAAAAAGGAATACAGTGGCAAAAATCGTTAAAGGTAGTAAATACGTTCCACCTAAAGTATATCGAAGAGAAACCCCCAATTATCCTTCCCATGATTCTGGTGTAGGTGTCGCGGCCAAAAAAACCGTTAACGTCTATACTGGAGACCAGGTCATGGGCATTTCTATTGTGCATAAGTCTTGCTTGCAGCCAGTATTTTCTGGTGAGCAAGCTAAAGATTTTGCTTCAATGCGGCGATGAAGCTAGGATTTTCAATCAATCGTTATCTGTTAGAATTGTGGCCTTATGACCAATGGTCTAGGCGCCACATGTATAAATTGTGTGAGATGTACAGCTTGACTTTTGAATTAGTACCTACTACTATGGGTACTGAGGCGTTGAAGTTGAATCAAACAGACTTTGACATGTTATTATTTGTTCTTGATCGTTATGAGGTAAATGTAAATGAGTAATATTCCATCTTCACCAGAAGATCGCAAGCGTATTAGGACAGCACTACAAGAAATGTCCGATAGTATGACTAGAATAGAAGCCGAAAGAGATTTAATGAAGGAAATTATTACTAATGTCCACGAAGAGTTTGAACTTAGTAAAAAAACCTTTAGGCGCATGGCTAAGGTATATCATCGTCAAAACTTTAGTAAAGAGGTTGCTGAGCATGAAGAGTTTGAAGTCATGTATGAAAACATTACCCAGCAGACCACCCTGCCCCAAGAAACATGAGTGAACGTTATATTTTAGAGTGTATAAAAGTCGATAGTAAGGGCAGATTAAAATCTTCTTCGATACGTGGTGTTTTTAAAGATTTAAAGGAGGTTGAAAATGTAATATCTGGACTAAGTTCTGACAATAGATTAAAATTCAATATTCAAACAGACTACATATTATTTGATCATGTCAATACACCAGATTATTTCTCTACTAGCAGCGACGTCTTCACGATTGGAAAAGGAAGCAATCTTAAGAGCTAACTCAGAGAACAACCTACTTAAGAGTGTTATCAAATTAGCACTCGATCCTTTTATCCAGTTTTATATTCGCAAAATTCCAAAGTACAACGCGAGCAAGGTAACATTGACGCTTGCTAGTGCTTTGGAAAAACTTGGTGAATTGTCTAGTCGTAATAAGACAGGCAATGCTGGTATTGAACACCTAACTTATATTATGGAGTCAGTTAATGCAGAAGACGCTTTGGTCATTGAACGGGTCATCGAAAAAGATCTCAGATGTGGAGTCAGTGAGGCAACAGTCAACAAAATTTGGCCTAGATTCATTCCAACGTATCCCGTCATGTTGGCTTCTGGGTTTGAGGGAAAGCTCATCGAAAAGTTTAACTGGCCAGGCTTTGTCCAACTCAAGTTGGACGGCATGCGCTTTAACGCGATCGTCCGTAACGGAAAAGTAGAGTTACGTTCAAGGAATGGTAAAGAGTTGAACATTCCAAATGAGCTGTTTCATCAATCGTTTACTGAGCTTGCAAAGTTCTATCAAGAAGACGTTGTATTTGATGGTGAGCTGTTGGTGATTGACGAGTTTGGAAAACCTCTTGACCGTAAGACTGGAAACGGCATACTTACTAAATCGATTAAGGGAACTCAATCAAAAGCAGAAGCTGGAATGGTTAGGGCTACACTTTGGGATGCAATTCCATTCAATGCGTTTGTTGAAGGTGTTTTTGATACTCCTTACCACAAGCGATTGAAGTCTCTTACTACATCGCACACTAATGTTCCACAAAATCTAGCTCACCTGTTATCTATTGTTGAGACTAAAGAAGTAGAAAACCAATACCAAGCTACAGAACTTTTCAACAAGTATCTTCAACTTGGCTTTGAAGGGACGATTCTTAAAGATCGAAATGGCATTTGGGAAGACAAGCGCTCTAAAGGTCAAATCAAGTTCAAAGGAGAGCTTGAGTGTGACCTTAAGGTTGTAGATTGGGAAGAAGGGACTGGTAAGAATAAGGGACGCTTGGGCAACCTGATTCTCGAGTCGATAGATGGGTTAATTCGTGTTGGTGTAGGTACTGGATTTACTGATCTAGATCGTGATACGATTAAACCTAACGTTGTTGGTAAGATTGTTTCCATCAAGTACAATGCTCGAATTCAAGACAAGCGTGGCAATGTAGAAAGTCTATTTTTGCCAGTGTTTGTAGAGATTAGAGAAGATAAGACATTAGCAGATTCTAGTTTGGAGATTAAATAATGAAGCTTTTTAGTGAACTTAGTGCTTTAGAAACGCAGATTATTGAATTGGATTCCTCATTGTGTCTTTTTAAAGGTCTTATTTATTCGTGCAGAGACATGGGTGAAAAAGATCTAGAAAAAGCACTATATGGCATGTTGAATTCATTTGAACGAATTAATGGTTCAATTCGTGCTGAATTTGATAAAGTATGGGAAGCAGATAAGAAAGGTGAGAGTGGAGATAAGATTGACCTAAAAGAGTATAACGAAAAGATGAATCCTCCTGTCCTCATCTTTCAATTAGGTGATGTAGAGGATCCTCATTTGTGTGCTCAGATGCATATCAATGATAAACTACCAAGTGCATCGCATAAGTATTATTACACCCTGCTCAATAAGGACATGGGTCATGAAGTGAGGGTGTACGAACGTCAAAGTGTATAAAAAGGAGGCTGTATGGATGAAGAAACCAAAGCAAGACATAGCAAGCGGATCCAACAAAAAGAGAATCACATCAAGCAGCAAGTAAGAATTGCAAAACAACACGGAATCTCTTCATACAGTGACTTTTTGGATCAGCCTCACAGATTTGTCAAACACAGCGCAATGAACTGTGGTAATCCAAAATGCCTCTTTTGCGCTAATCCAAGACGTCTGTTTAACGAAAAAACCAAGCAAGAAAAGAGTTTCGAGCAGACATGCCAATGGCAAGAGGAATAGCTCCTATCTTCCAAATAACCCCCAGTAATACGTGGTTATTTTTTCTTTTAAAATCAATGAGTTATATGCGGGTTGACAAACAAGCGATTTTGCCCTATAATTATCAAATGATAGCAAATCGGAAAGCGCAATGAAAGAGATCAATGATTTTATTAACGGCCTTTTACAGATTATTGGGGCCGAGAGCTTTGAAGACGAAATTAATTATCAATATAATCTAATGATGGCACATTGGCTAGATGAGTGCGAGGCATATAGTGCCTGGTCGCGGGATCGTGAAGCGGAAATTTTTAATAGTTTGGATGCGCCTGTTTAGGAGATAATATGAAACTACTTATCTGTACGCAATATCATGAAAACTACGGTTCTACCGACAATCCCTACTGGAAAGCCAAGGGTGGTGAGGAGTATTATTACGACCTCTTTTCATTCAAGTTTAACGAGATGGCTTCCAAGAAGCTGCAGATGATAGTAGATTCGCTTAGAGACCAAGTTGAGTGGTCTGATGAATACTCAAAACAATATATAATATCATGGTCATTAGTTGATGACGATTATATGACTAGTTTTGAGCGTAGTCAATTAGAGTATGATGGTAAAATAACCTATCCTACCAGATATCTCAACGATACGGAGACCGTATGAAAAAACTACTTTTAGGATTTCTGCTAGCTGCAGTATCCTTACCTGCTTATGCATGGGGTGCAAGAGAGCAAGGGGCGTTAGCTGGTTTAGTCGTTGGATCGATGATCCATCAACACAATCACCACAGACATGGATTTCATTCTCATTACATTCCTCCTCCAAGAGTTTATTATCACAATTATGTGCAACCAGCACCAATATATAAT